GAATTCGCCGTCCAGAATTACTGAGACACGCATGTATTGAGTGCCGTGAAGCAAGAGGCAATCCTCCCAAGCCATGAAAAACACTCCAGCACTAGTGTCTCTTGTGCCTACTCTCTACGAGAGCGCCGAAGGCGTATTAATGCTACCACAAGTAGATGTATCATCGTATACTATATATTAAAATATTAAAAAACTAAATTTTGTGCTGCGCGCTACGCGCTTCATACAGGATAACAAAGATGAACCTTGAATTACACGCCGGGCAATCCCGAATAGTAAGCGATTTGTTTGTAGAGCAGAGCTGCCGCTATGCGGTGGTTTGTGCATCCAGAGGTTTTGGGAAGAGCTATCTAGCTGCTACAACCGCTATACTCGCAGTACAAGAATTAATGCAATTAGGCCCTGAAGTTCCCAATAAGAACGTGGCCATTATTGCTCCCACCTATTCACAGTGTGTTGACATTTATTTCCCATTATTGGCCTATCAATTTGGATTAGCTGATTATGCAGATAAACACTCAGCCCACTCAGGAACCTTTTGGTTCCCAAATGATGTAGTCTTGAAACTCTGGTCTTATGAGGCTTCAGAACGGATGCGTGGCTCCGGACAATACTTTGTTGTCTGTGATGAGGTCACCTCTTGGCGAGGAGCGGGTTCAACCCTAAGGGAATCTTGGGAGTCGGTTGTTCAGCCTTGTATTACTACCCGTTGGTCAAGACAGAATTCAGAAAGAGTAGGAGCCGCCAGTCCCGGTAGAGCACTAATCATTTCTACTCCTCAAGGCCACGATACCTTCTATGATATGTACAATAACCAAGAAAGAGACTCCGAATGGAGATCGTATCACTTTACATATCACGACTCACCTTACTTAGACCCAGTAGAGATTGAGAAAACTAAACATACTATTGATGCCCTCAAGTTCCAACGAGAATATGAGGCATCATTTGAAGATTCAGGTAATACTGTCTTCTATAATTTTAAAAGGGCCAATAATGTCCGTAATGACCTCGAATATTTCAAAAAGGATGAGGACGTACACGTCGCAATAGATTTCAACGTCAGTATAATGGCGAGTATTGTATTTGCAGTCCGAGGTGGTCAGATGCATATTCTTGACGAGTTTCAGGGCAATGCTGATACAGAAACTTTGGCCAAAGCCATCGTAAAGAAATATCCCGGTCACAAGATAATCACCTATCCTGATCCCAGTGGTAGAGCCCGAAAATCCTCTGCTGCGGTAGGAAGAACAGATTTCAGTATCCTAAAGTCATTTGGCTTTGCCACTCTTGCGAGAAGCAAGGCTCCTCCTATGGCAGACTCAGTCCAAGCAGTAAATAAAATGCTACTTACCGCAGATGGTGCTAATCATCTATACGTTCACCCCAGATGTAAGGGGACTATTCAATCTATCGAAAGAACTGCTTGGACGGAAAACAGTCCAGACATAATGAGGATAGACAAATCTGCGGGTGTAGAGCACTTTTCCGATGGTTTGCGATACGCGACAGAATTTTTATTTCCTGTGCGAGCGGGAGTTAAAACCACTAAAACAGGCTTTGGTTTCTAAGGAAATATAATGAAATATTGTAATACTTGTGCTACCACTAAGGACATTAGTGATTTTAATAAGAATAAAACGACGAAAGAGGGTGTTAACTCTAAGTGTAGATCCTGTGATAAGCAATACAAAAAGGACAATGCTAAGAAATTCGCTGCCTATAGCAAGGAATGGAAGCTAGCCAACCCTGAGAAACTCGCTGCTATACGCAAGAAATACAAACAAGCGAACCCTGAAAAGAGCGCAGCCTGTAGTAAGCTCTGGAGGCAGAAGAACTCCAAACAAGATGCGGCTACTAAAAAGAAATACCAACAAGAGAACCCTGATAAGGTTAACGCTTCCAATGCTAAACGTAGAGCTGCTAAAGAGAACCGCGTGCCTGAGTGGCTGAATGAAGCCCGAAAGACCCAAATAACCGCGCTATACACTCAAGCCAGAAAACTAACTACTTTAACAGGTATTCAGTTTCACGTAGACCATATCGTCCCTTTACAGGGTCAGAATGTCTCAGGACTTCATATCCCCGATAATCTACAAATTTTAACTGAACACGAGAACTGTTCTAAATCTAACAAATTTTAAGGAGCCTCTATGGCCATTACGAACACAACCGGTAATAGGTCTAAGTCAATCGGCGACCCTAACAGTCGTTATGAGTCTCTAAAAAACCTCTGGCGCACCTCAAGAGCAATGCTCAACGGACAGAACCAAGCAAAGGAGCTTGACTATACCGTCAACGTAGCTACAAACATCCTCTTACCCTTCTCGCCTTCTATGTCTCAAAAGCAATATGACTTCTACAAAGCTGAAGCAGAACTTCCGGGTTTAGTAGCTCAATACGCTAAAGTATTGACTGGTGGCTTACTGCGCAAAGAGCCAATGATTAAGCTTCCAGAGAGTGCCCCAGAAGGGTCAATGGAATGGCTAGTTAACGCTTTTAGTAGTGATAATACCTCAATGCTCACTTTCCTCGACTCAGCAGTCTGGGAAGAAATGCAAACTTCAAGATGTTGGATTTATGTTGACCACCCTTACGTAGAAGACATTGAGATGCTTTCTTTAGAAGAAAGGAAGGCACTAAAGCCATATCCGGTCGTTATTAAAGCCGAATCAGTAATTAACTGGAGAACTGGAACACATCCTGTCTCTGGCGAACAAATGCTAACTCGCTTCCTCACAAGATACTACACTCAGTCTTATGCTGAGAACGATTACCACCCCGATTACATAGATACCGTTTGCGACCACTACATTGGTCAAGATGGACTCTTCTACATCGATATCTATGAGAAACAGTCTCAGAGTGGAGAAAACGTTAACTTTATTAACGGCGAAGAACAAATCGACTATAGTGCCTTCGGTGCTGGCGGTAAAGCTGCTTCAGGTGACTCCGAATGGAAACTAAAATACCAATACGACAATCTCCAAGCTAACGGCAAGAGAATAGACAGAATCCCTGCCTTCCCTCTTAATGGAAGCACCGAAGGCATTGAGCCCATGCTGATGCCCCTCATCGACCGTGAAGTTGCTCTGTATAACAAAGTTTCCCGTCGAAACCACTTACTCTTAGGTTCTGCTACCTACACTCCTGTTGTGTTCTCAAATATGACAGATGATGACTTTGATGACATCGTAGATGCCGGGCTTGGCTCGTGGATTAAACTTGACCAAGATGACAAAATTCAAGCACTAGAGACTCCCTCACGAGCCCTCCGAGATATGGAAACAGCTATTAATGCTACCGTATCTGAGATGGCACGAATGGGTATTCGAATGCTTTCACCTGAAAATGGCTCTGGCCGAGACTCTGGTGTTGCCTTAGAGATTCGTAATGCGGGACAATCCGCAGTATTAGGTTCTTTGAGCACCAAGATTTCAGAACAGATGCGTAAAATTATTGTCTTCATGTTGAATTGGAGATATGACACAGATTATACAGTCATGGATATTGACTTTAATCTTACTGCAGATTTAAACCCTGCGCCCCTTGGCGCTGATTGGCTACGTCTAGTTACTGAGTGGTATCAGTCTGGAATTATTCCGCGTTCTACTTTTGTAGAAATCGCTAAAGCTAATGACATCCTTCCTCCTAGCTACAATGACCTTGATGGCATTTCAGAAATCCAAGAAGATGATCTGATTATGCCTATGGGCGTTGATGCCACGTCAATGGAAGATACAGTAAGAGATATAATGAACTCGGATGAGCCATCCCAAGAGGATGAGGCTGATACCGAGGCCCAGTAAGGGTTCGTCCTGAGTATGACACCTACTAAACTACTCCCACCCTAATTCTACCACCTTTTATTGCTTTTTAGGAAGAATGATATGCCCAACTCCAAGCCTTCTCCTACTGAAATAAGCGAAGATACTCAATTAACTTTAGATTTAAAAACCATAGGAATGATAATAGCCGCAGTTGTCTTTTTGTCAACTGGATACTTTACCTTAAAAAATGACATAGAACAAGCTTCTGAAAACTCAAAGAAGACTTTAACCAAGCTAGAATTCTCGATTAGCCAAGAGGCAGTTAAACAAATAGTAAGAGAGACTCAACAGCACATTAAAGATGGGCATGTTACACTGTTTACGCAGATAGAAGATACTATCGAAAAAGACATCGAAAAAGCAGAATCTAATATTATAACTGAAATTAGACGTGCTGAACAGCAAAAATAAGATAATCTAAGGAGTACAAATGTCCTCCATCAACGACGATATTTTTGACCGATCAATTGACCACAGCGCAATGACGCGCTTGGCAGAAAACGGTATACAAAGCGATGTACAAAGAATAATTAGACGCCACAAAGACCGCCTACGAAAAGGATTGTCGGTTAAGGGAACTAACGTAACGTCTAAGGCCACACTTAATAGCACTATCAAGCCTGAAGTTTCCCGCTTTGTTAAAGAGCTTGATAGCACTATGGGTGCCAAATTAAAAGAAGTAGGGTTAGCTGAGGTTGACTTTACTACTAACAACTTAAACAAATCAATGTCTAGATTCGCTGTTATTAACCGGCCCCACGCTGGAAAAATACTGGATGAAATTGTAGGCACGAACATCAAAGGCGATGGGACATTCAGCGCACGTATTCGGGGACTCGGTAGCTCTGAGCTTACCCGAATCCAAGGCGCAATCTCAAACGGCGTCTCAAAAGGTCTCACACAAAAACAGATAATTCGAGATGTTATCGGCACCACCAAGTTAACTTCTGCTCAAGCAACTACACTAGTGCGCACGGGAATTACCCGAACACAAACGGTGGCACAGCTTAGAACTTATGAAGGAAACAAAGAAATCATAAAAGGCATGCGGTTCACCGCTGTCTTAGACAACAAAACTTCCCCAATATGCGCTCACCACGATGGTCAAGTCTATGAAGTAGACGACCACAGATTCGCACCGCCCCTTCATTGGAGATGCCGATCAACTCTTGTGCCTGTAGTTAAGTCTCATTCTGAGCTGCTAGAAGGCAAGAGCGATATTGTAAAGAAAACAGTTTTAAACACATTAAAAGCACAAGGTGTAGCTCGTCTCAGCGGTGCCTCCCCTTCCAAAGAAAACTATGGCACTTGGCTTAAGAGACAATCACAAGATGTCAAACTTAGACACTTAGGGGGCGATGCTACTAAAGTTGAACTCTTTAACAAAGGTCAAATCCCGCTAAAGAATTTTACTAACCCAGAAGGGAAGTCGATCTCTATAACTGCCCTACGCAGACTAGATAATAAGTCCACCGCAGTCGTACCTACGAAACAGCGAAGTATCTCCGCAGCAGCATCTGCTACCTTACAAGTTCAAGCCCCAAATCCGCGTTCTCTAATAAGAAATGCAGCTAGGGAAGATGAACTTCGCACCTTTTTCAGAACAGAAGCTAATAATGTAAGCTCTAATCTTTCTGTGGTGGACTATCGAGGAACCTCTATTGTAGGTAAGCGAGCTAGCCGTCGTCGTTCTAACAATCAGTTTGATGAAAGAAACCAAGGCGCAGATCCTCTTACTGGAGAGGTTAAGTCTACTCTAGTATATAGCCCAGATTTCACAACTTTGCAGGAACGAATTGACTATCTAAAAGCATCTAAAACTCTATCGATAGATGAAAAGAACTTCATTGAGAGGTTTGCTATTTCATTAGAAAATGATGGGGTCTCTATAAACCAACAAACAGCAATAGTTGAAAACTTACGGGTAGTATTTGAACGCTTTGCGAGGGATAAGAAACCGTGGGAGAACTCTGTTGCGGTTATTCGTGCAGAACTTAAAAACTCTGTAGTTAACACTTCTAGGATATTAGACCGAAGATCTAGAGCTCGATCCAGCCAGTTTGCTAGCTTTAATGCAGGCACGAAGTCTGAGGCTTCAGTTCAAATCTTAGGCAGACATACTTCTTTTGACGATATTGCTGCTAGAACACTAACTAACCAGCGACTAGTAAGAGACTGGGATTCTACAGAAGGGCTTACATTAGCAAAAACGGCATACCTCAAAGGTAGAGCACCTATGGCTAGCTATTTCCCAAAGCCCTCAACTGCAACCCCTGAATTACCTAACGCTAGAAAGAATATTTTAAAACAAATAGAAAAGCTACCCTTTGGAAAAAGGCTAGCAAGAACACTTGAAGGTAAACCTAATGACTCACTACTGGCTGACTTCTTAAAAGATGGAAAAGAACAGTTAAGAAGAATTTTAGACCTGGAATGGACATATGCTTTACTTAGAGAAAATTACGTAAGAAAAGCTGTATTACCCAGTACAATTAGAAAAAGAGAAGTTGAACTGTCAAAGATTATGAAGTCTATTGCTACAGGAAAGTCCACTGACTATGATACGCTATCCATTAATATCGGAAAGCGATTATATGAAAACAATAAAAGTGACTTTGACATCTTCTTTTCTAAACCCGGTCTTCCAGAGTTTCATAGAGCAGGTTCTAAAATATTAGAAGGGCTTAAGGCCCAAGGAAAACTTAAAGTAGGCCTTCGAGGGACAACCCGAAGAGGTATTCTGGACTTAGACAGTGGACGACCCGAATTAGGTAGTTTTAAAGACACTATATCCAGAGAAGTAACAATTGTAGACCCCTCAATGCTCGCATTACAAAGAGCAAGCAGGGAATTAGTATACTCAAGAAGAATAGGTATTGTAAACCCAAGAGACCGAATCTATGCTCAAGTTGGAAGAAAAGACTATGTAGACGCCCGTGGCAGACCTACAGGTGAATCAGCCATTACTAGAAGGGCTGGTGCCAACTACGACACAGATTTAGTAGACCGTGACTTTACAAATATGCTTAATCACGCAATGGATTCAGAATGGGAAGTAGACTCTGACTTTGCTAGTT